CTTCTAGTCTAAAATCATATTTATTTGCCATGTACTTACAGAATTTCCATTGTTTTGTATCTTTTATGTTTGTTCCTGTAACAATAGCATTTGGATAAATCTGTTTTAGTGATGCAGTAGAGTAAGCAATACCACAACCTAGATCTAATACAGTTCTAACATTTTTTGATATATCTAAAAAAGATACTCTGTGAATTGATCCAATCTGCTTTTCTTTAACTAAAGATCGTAAATATTTTCTGCTAAAGATAACAAAGCAAAGCCATATATCAATAAAGTAATAATCATCATCATACACATCAAAATTTGTGCAATTTGACTTATACCACTCGTCCTCTAATCTAAGAACTTTTTGTAAGTGTTCAGCATATCTATCTTTCAAAACAACTGCATTTGCATTGTGATACTGAAAATAATATTTAATTAATCTTTTAATATAGTCAATATCAAAATCCTTTTCCTGTGTTGCAAGGTAAGTTTCTAAAAACTCGTCAAGCAATTTTGTTGGTTTTTCTTCTATAAGGTAATGTTGCATTTTTACTCCATGATTAATCTATATTTATAACCTTTACCACCTTCAATCCTTTTCTTAACAATTATCTCTTTTGGATATCTAGGCAAATTAAAAAATTCTCTGTTGTAATCTTTTCTTAAATTACGAATACCTGCACTTATTGTTGGTTCTCCATAATGTTTGCCTGTATTTTTATATATAACCTTTCTAAGATCCCAAAAAGTCCACCAATGTCCGTCTTTCATACATATATAAATACATTTATCTAAAGATAGATCTGTTTTTTGCATTAAGAAGTATAAAGATCAACTAATTTTTCAAAACTCTTAGCCTCTTTATGTTTCTGCGCAGATAGACTTTGTTTTGCCTTTGTTATAAGTGGTATGTTTTTAAGATACATTTCTTTAGATCCTTCTTTATCTGGATCTGCTAGATGTAATCTCAAACCTTCTAAATATTCTAGTTCATTCTCATAAACTGCTATTGGTTTGCCTTCTACATCATAAAGTGTGTATTCAACTGCTTTCTTGTTATGTATGGCATTATCTACTTCAAAAGAAGAAGCATATTCGCCACCACCTAATCCACAGTTTGCTAATGCTCTACCTATGGCAGAAGTTGTACAGTTTTCAAGAGCAGATGTTTTATTAACCATTCCATGACTTCTAAACTCCTCGCCAAAGTCATTTCCTATTTCTCTCCAGTTACCATTCTCATATACAAAGATTGTTGCTTCAACAACAACCTTTTCTAAGTCATTGTGAATTATCTTTGTTGTAATTCTTGCATCTGATCCGTATAAGGATCTAAATATATTTATTCTTTTATCAATAGTGGTATAAAGTTTTCCTTTAATATTCACTTTATCTTTATCTGATAAATTAATAATTTTATCTATCGCTTCATTTAACCTATTTGTCATTTTATTCTCCACAAGGTTTGTGCAGCAATTTTATCTTCTTCTGACCAACGCCAATCGTCAAAGTCTGGAAAAAGCAAACTTGCCACTTGGTTTAAATCAACAGAATACGAAAGAATATTCATCATTGATATTGATGCTTCTTTTATATCTGCTATATGTTTATCTACATTTGTAATTTCTCTACTAACTACTTGATTTGTTTTTTGAGTTAGATGTAGAAAATCTACAATTGCAGGTTTATCTTCGGCAAAAGAATAAAAACTCAATTGCCTAGAAATATTTGAAGGTGTCTCTTTAAGTAACCTTCCTGTTGTTTTTATATCTCGTATGTGATCTTCGTAGCAAAGATCTATATATCCAATAATAGGTACAGGTAATTCGTCAAACTGCACTTCTATTTTTTTCTGTGCTTCTATTGGTTTATCTTTAAGAGTTTCTTTGTAAAAAACTAATCCTTGTGCTATCCAATCCTTTATTTTCTGACTTTCCTTTTCTATTTCTTCTTCGGTAAACACATCTTTTTTATCAAAAAAGAATTGATTAAATCTATCTTCTGCTTCTATTTGTTTTTGTATTATTTGATTTGTTAGTTTTGACTTGTAGTTATTTAAAAGAACATCACATATAGCATCGTCAATAATAGTTCCACGCATCATTGGTGGAGTTGTTTTTGGCCTATAACCTGAGATTTTAAGGATCCAATGACATGGACTTGCTATAAATTGATTAATAGCAGAAGGCGATAAATGGTCAATATTATGTGCTTCAAAGGGATTATTACTATTCATTTTAAATACCTCAATGTATAGATTGTCAAATATTTATCTTGCCATTATAATTCATATTTGGAATAATTAAAAGATGAAACTAAAAGAATATTTACAAACAAACAATAAGACACAAATGAGTTTTATTAAAGATATACAAGATCAGAAGGGTGTAACTATCCCACAAGGAACTTTAGCAAAATGGATAAATGGTCAGAGGATACCAAGATCTACTGAAATGCTTCTATTATTTGAAGTAACTAAAGAAAAAGTGCAACCTAATGATTTTTATTTGTAATGCGTATTGGGTTTACCTGTGGAGCATTTGATTTATTGCACGCAGGTCATGTTGTAATGCTAAAAGAAGCAAAAGCAAATTGTGATTATTTAATTGTAGGTTTGCAAACAAATCCTAACCTAGATAGAAAGCAAAAAAATATACCAATACAATCTATATACGAGAGGTTTACACAACTAAGTGCTATTAAATATGTAGATGAGTTACTTGTTTATGATACAGAAGCAAGTTTATTAGATCTTTTAGAGTCAACACCAATTGATATTAGATTTGTAGGAGATGATTACAAAGGTAAAAATTTCACTGGCAAAGGAATTGGCAAAACATTTTATACAAATAGAAAACATAGCTTTTCTACAACATCTCTAAGAGAGAGAATAAAAGAGGAGAAAAATGACACAAGTAACAATTAAGAAAATATCAGAACTAACAGAAAACCCAGAAAATCCAAGAAAACATTCTGATAAACAAATTTTACAAATATCACAATCTATAAAAGAATTTGGATTTACAAACCCACTGCTAATTGACGAGAAGGACATAATCATTGCAGGTCATGGTAGATATATGGCTGCAAAGAAGGCAAAACTTAAAAATGTGCCATGTATTGTATTAGATAATTTAAGTAAAGAACAAAAAAAGGCATTAGTTATTGCAGATAACAAACTTGCAATAAATTCTTCTTGGGACGAGGATTTATTATGGAAGCAGATAAAAGATCTTACTGATTCTGATTTTGACATTAATCTAATAGGGTTTGAACTTGAACAAGTTATGCCCCTAGTAGAAGAAGATGATCTTGTAGTACAGGATCTTTTAGAAGAATGGCAAGGTATGCCAGACTATGAACAAGATGATAAAACATCTTTTAGGAGTGTAATAGTACATTTTGAAGGAGAAGAAGAAGTCAAAAAGTTTTTTAAATTAATAAAACAAAATCATACAGAAAAAACAAAGTCTATTTGGTTTCCAGAACAAATAAATATGGATACCGAAAGCAAAAGGTATGACTAACCCAAAATATCCTTTATTTATAGTTTCAAAAGGTAGAGCAGAAACAAGACATACTGCAAGATACCTTGACTACATGAAAGTGCCATATCGCTTAGTCGTAGAGCCAAGTGAATACGATTTATATTTATCTCATATTAAAGATAAAAATAAATTAATAGAGTTAGATATGTCTTATAAAGATAAATATGATACTTGCGATGATCTTGGTTTAACAAAATCAACTGGACCAGGACCAGCAAGAAACTTTGTTTGGGATCTGTCAATAAAAGAAGGTTACGATTTTCATTGGGTTATGGACGATAACATAAGAAGTTTCAGACGATATAACCTAAATGAGAAAGTAAAAGTATCCTCTGGCACTATCTTTAGTGCTATGGAAGAATTTGTACAGAGATACGAGAATGTTGGTATGGCAGGGCCAAATTACTATATGTTTCAACCTGCTAGGCAAAAAAGTCCACCTTTTATATTAAATACAAGGATCTATTCATGCAACTTTATAAAAAATGATTTACCTTATCGTTGGCGAGGAAGATATAACGAGGACACAATATTATCTTTAGATATGCTAACTGACGGACTTTGTACAATACAATTTAATGCTTTTTTACAAGAGAAGATTACAACGCAAAATGTAAGAGGTGGTAATTCAGCAGAGTTTTACGATAAAGAGGGAACACTAGAAAAGTCAAGAATGCAATTAAAAATGTACCCTGATGTTTCTAAAGTAGTAATGAGATTTGGAAGAATCCACCATTATGTTGATTACAGTAAGTTCAGAGTAAATAAATTAATACGCAAAAAAGATGTAAAGATAAATAAAGAAAAGTTTAATATGAAACTAAAAAAAATTAATCCTTAGTAAAAGAAATATTAGACCAATCGCTCTCTACCTTATGTTCTACAAATTTTCTTAGCTTATTATCAAAAATAAGTTTTACCTCGCCTATTTTTCCATATAAATCTTGTTCCCTTATCTTCCTTGTTATTACTCTTGTTGAATTATCTTCAAAATCTCTATGAACTGTAAGAACAACATCAGCTTGATTATGCCAATGTGCTGCACCTGATATATCGTAAGCAGAAGGTGGTAAATAAGATCCGTCATTAGTCTTAGGCAGTTTTGTAGGGTGTGCAACACACCAAACAACAATATTATAGAGCCTAGCAAATCTCTTACATTCAGATATGAAATCTCTTATGTGTTCATCTTCTCTTTGGTTTCCTTGTCTTTTAGCATTTACTTCGTTATATGGATCTATAACAATTCCATTAATACCATGTTTTAGAATACTTGATTTTGCTATTTTTAGTATGAGTTCTATATTTGGCACAGACTCTTTTGTTTCTATAAAGAAAAAATGTTTATGTATAAAAGATAATCCCTCATTTAGTTCTTCTTTTGTCATTCTTGTTGTAAATCCTTCATCAAAAGGTTTTTCTTTGTACATCTGAACTAGCCTTCTAAGGTGCATACTTGTTGAATGTTCTGGACTAAATATTGCAAATTTCCAACCATGATTTATAGATAGATTTAGAAGAACTTGATCAACAAAAATTGACTTTCCATGATTTGGAATACCTGTAACAGTATGGAATGTTCCCTCTAATATCTTATAAATATTATCTAGTTCGCCTAATCCAATCTCTAATGGTTTTGTATAATTACCTTCATATAGGTCATGAACTTCTTTGTAATAATCTTTTACTGTATAAAGACCTTCTATTGGATATGGAATAGCATTATCAACAATCTCTT